ACTGGAGCTGGTGTTACAAGAGCTGGTTGCTCTACTGGAGCTGGTGTTACAGGAGCTGGTTGCTCTACTGGAGCTGGTGTTACAGGAGCTGGCTGGTTTGTATCTGTTGCCGCTAAGTTAGCCACAACATCAGAAGATGATACCGGAACATTACTGTCTGCTGGTGGTTCTACAGAAGCATTAGAATCTTCTACCGGCGCCACAGGAGTATCAGTATTTATACCCATTGCGGCCAATTCTTCATTGGTTGGAGAACTTACAGTAACAGAAGCGTTCGGATCTGCTTTGTTTATAACATTTGCAGTAGCAGGATCGTTAGCTAATTGATCAATGCTCTTTGAAAGATCACTAATATTTGCCGAAGGTGCATTTAACGCCGCATTTGGCGAAGAGGCATTCGCAGCTAACTCAGCATTTATTTTTGCAATACTTGGCCCTGATGTTTGTGGGGTTAGATTATCTGTTCCTGGCAGTGGGCCAACTTGAGCAGATGGTGCTGACAAAGCAACTTCTGGAATATTCATGCCAGAAACAAGTTGACCATTTGAAATCTGTGATAATCCGCCTAATGTGGTACCTAATTGACTAGACAAATTACTTAAATTACTTTTATCTGTTCCATATGTTGCTAAATTAGAATTTAAAGTTGCTGTTGCAGTTGTTGCGGCGTCAACCAATGGCTTAATCTGACTATCGTATAAACTTTGTAGGTTTGTATTAGCTGTGGTAAATGCCTCGTTAGCTGGCATAAAAGCATTGACAGCGTTTTGATACGCAGTACCGGCTGCTTGAGCAGCATTGTAGTTTTCTTGAGTCGGGTCAGCCGTTAGTTTTGCTTGCGCTGCGTTATACGCATCTTCCGCAGCTTTAGCAGTTGTATACAATCCACTAGCAGTTTGCTGTAAGTTAGCTACATTATCTTTAGCAGGCTGAAAAATACTGGTATTGGCTTTATCTAAAGCCGCTTGTGCATTTTGGGCGTCAGTAAGTGCGCTATTTGTTGCCGCAAGACCACCAGTAGCAGCAGTTTGTGCGTCATTTACTTGATTTAATTGGTCTAAAGCAGTTCCAGATAACTGATGTGCTTCAGCAGCTAGTTGATCTTTAAAAACGGTGTTATCGGGTGGAGTCCAAGCTGTACTATTGTCTGTTACAGGAGCTGGGGATATTGATGAGGAAGGGGCTGTTAAACTGCCAATTCCGGCACCGATAGCACCACTTTCTGCTCCAGCGGCAATATTACCACCTTTAACAGCAGAACCTATGGCGCCAGTTCCAGCACCAATTAAAGTATTTGCTATTGTAGACGGTACTCCCGCAGTATTTAGCGCAGTATTAACTTGACCACCAATAGCGGCCAAACCACCACCTAGCACAGCATTTTCTAAAGCTGTAGTTGGATTTGCGCCAGCAGCAATAGATTTACTAGCAGCTACTAGCCCCGCTGCAATAGAAGAGGGTATTCCAACGGAAGTTAAACCACCAATAGCACCGGCGGTTAAACCACCCTGTATTGCTCCGTGCAATGCTGCTTGTAAAACATCTTGCCCAGTTAATGCGGCCCTGGCGCCACTTAAAGCACCGCCAGTTAACGCGCCCTTACCTACAGTTGCAATAGCATTATCTAATGAAGCACTACCTGTAATGCTATTAGCATCGGCAATAGCTTGTGTACCACCAGCCATATCTTCAGCTGCTTGAGTTGCAGCAAAAGTTGAGTTGGCAGCAGCATCTGCAGCAGCAGTGCCTTCAGCTGCAGTAGCGCCAGCTGCGGTAGCTTCTCCAGCAGCGGCAGCTTCTTCAGCACCAGCGGCAGCTAATGCTTCAGGTTCTAAATCGACAGTACCCATAGACAACGCAGATAGGGCTACAGCACCAATCATTGCCCAACCACCAGGAATTACATCACGAACACCTTTATCTAATTGAGCTCCAAGACCCAATAAACCACCATGACTACCGTCAGTTCCTAAAACATTGGATATGGTATCAGTTATTCCGCTAAATGGATTTCCTCCGCTCATAGCTCAGACATCCAATAATATTTTGAGTTATCAGACTTTTCTACATTAAGTCCTAGTTTATCTAATAACTTAAGTGTTTTATTTAATACAGCACCACCATTTTCACCGTACACTTTATTAAAGCCAGCGTTTTTTACTTGCTTAATAAAATATACCATCGCCGATTTAATTTTTTGTGGAGTATCTGCAGTAAAAAAGTTAATTTCTGCTTTTTTATTTCCAAGACTAACTAAAAATAAAAGTGAGTCCCCATGCTGTATTAGATGCGCGGCATTCTTTTGAATCATCGCATTCATAGTTTCCATCAAACGAGCAGTATCCTTTTGACTATGGCCAAAGCGTTTATGATCCTCTGCTATAATCTGTGATGGTGTCATTTTATATCCGGGGTGTTCCTATATACACTAATACGCGTTTTTGGGGCTTTTTGCCCTAGTTAATGGGATTTACCGTTAATAATCAAGGTTACTTCTTTAGCCCAGTCCTGCCAGTTTTCGTAGCGGTCTGGGTCAGGAATTGGAAAAGCAGAGAAAGTAAACGTACTAGCAATAATTTCTGCGGTGCTTTTCCAGTTTTCTTCGGTGTGGTATGGTATATTTAACTGACCGTAGTAGATAATAAAGTTGCCATTCCAGTCCTCCCAACTAGACTGATCCGGCACAAACGGAAAGAACTGCTGGTTGTTCTTGTTGACGTAAATGGTCATGGACGCTCGTCACCAAACTCGCAGGTAATAAGCAAACGACCCATTTCAAAGTTGCCGTCAATTTGGTTTGATGTGAATTGTAGTCGAATTAAGCGGTGCTCAATACGAAGGTCTATTTTATCGGTATCGGGATCAAAGTAAAATGGTCCAGAATCCTCTTCGTTTGGGCTGTTTGCAAACTTCCTACCTAACACGGTCATAGACATGGTGCCAGTCTGTAAGAAGTTTGGCTCCACGCGGCGCAGGTGCATACGGCGGTTAACCCCAATTAAACCGTCTTGGCTTGGGTTACCAGTTAGCCAGCTAATATCGCTGGTTGTAATACTAGAATATACCGCGCTTTCACCGGTTAATCCAACTTTATTTTGGCCGTACTCATGCTGCCAAATTGTGTAGCCACCATTTTGTTTGTATACCAAAGTACCAGCGGCGGGGGTAACGGTGCTAGAACCAGTAAACGTTACCAAAGTAACGCCAGGAGTTCCGATGGTGGTATTGAATGTATTGACAACAGCAGTTATTTGGAATGTTGCCAAAGCACCAGAAGTTGGTGAAAAGGTCAGGATACTACCAGGGCTAAATACTGAAGTTACATCACCAGCAATATAAATTTGATTTGCGCCCGCTGCTGGCAAACTTGCTGGGTTTGTTATAGTGGTGTATGGTGCGCTAAATGTTGGGGTGTAGTTCCAATCCGACCAAATAGGTGTTGGAAAAATCTCGGTGGTGTATCCACAAGAACGTTGTGCTCCTTGCGCTTGCCCAGCGTCATACCATAGCTTATCTTTTGTATTATAAATAATAGCATCAGTACACTCAGTAGCAGTACCACGTGGATAAAAGAACCAAATCTCGTTGTAGCGTGGCACCTTAGTGGCCCATACTTTTTGGCGCTGTGAATAGTTAATGTTGTCAAATAAGTAGTTTATGTTTTTGTCATTTGGCACTACTGTAACACTACCGTTATAAGCATAAAAACGGTCAACACCCATCCACCAGTACACACCGTCCATTTCAACCACGGCGTTAGACGACATGATAGAGATTTGGCTAGAAATAATATCATAGTTCCAAAACTGACTAGTAGTTGCTGTACTAGAAGCAGAGGAGTTAAATGAAACACGAATTAAAGAGTCAGTTGCCCAGAACAAACCAGCTGGTGAGTTAGTACCACCGCGCATTGGCATGCCCTTAACAATCTTGGATGAGGATACGTTAACCTGGTTAGCTAAGGGGCCATTCCAATCGTAAAAGTTTTGTTGTGAGTAGGTGCTGCTGACGTTGTTGTTTGCAATGTAGCCGTGTGATCCATACACAAAAATAAATGGATATAATACAGTTACACCACCATCAACGCTAATAGGTTGATAGGTTGGGTTTGCACCAGAGCTATCTGACAGTCCAGTAAACGTCCAAGTATTTCCTGTTGATGGGGCAATGTTACCAACCAATACTTGTGATGGAACACCGTTGTCAATATCAACTAAGTTGTAGCCTGGGTGAGCAAACAGGGAAAGGTTACCACCTAAAGGACTAAACTGAGAATCAAACTGCCAAGTAATCCTATAAGGACCCGATGCAGGATCTGGTGTAAACACCGCGCTGTTGTTTAACCATACGCTTGTTGGGCTGCCAGTAATGGTGGTCGTTACCGTTACGGTTGTGTTAGGTGACGTGTATGTTGGTGTACCAGTTGTAATGTAATTTACTGGCGTTGTCTGATTAAATATAACCGTTGTGCCTGTAGGAAAACTAGACCTCACATCACCCTTGATAACAAAAGTAGTGCTAGTAGTTGACACCAACGTAAATTGAACAGTACCGGGTAAAATATTTGCCGCAAAAGGACCACTACCTGTGCCATATGTAATTCCGCAGGTAAACACGTCTAGCTCTTTGTAGTTACCAGCAAAAATATAGTTAACGCCGTTGTATGGCTGTGAAATCAAGCCACGATAAATTCCAATGTTGCTAGTGAACAATGTGCGGTAGCCACCCATTTTTTTAGGGTCACCGCGCTGAAAACGACACCACACGCCGTCGGTATACTGGTCGTTTTGAAACTGTGTGCCGTCGCGCTTAATCCCAGCCGGTATTGCTAGGCTGTAAATTGAAGTGTACTGCGAGTTGTCCTGTTGCTGATTATCAGCCGCCATTTAGAACGTTCCGCCGCTAAAGGTTGTTGCGTATAGTCTGCCGTTAATTGTCACTATTGGAGAAGATGAAGTGGTTGCGTTAATATCAATAACCTCCACGCCGTTTGCTGCAAGTCCAAGAATGTTAGTACCGGGCAAATACATACCAGTTCTACTGTCATTTAAGAATGAATAAGACGGCGCTGTTGCTACACCGTTAACAGCCTTAAAGCTAGAAGAGGATGATGAATTTAAAATGTATAAATAAGTACCGTCGCTTAATAACGTGTAAGTGTTACCAATTCCAAGAGACAACGGGGATTGACTACTTCCCTGGTTTTGGAATGTAATTGTATCACTGGCGCTAGTACAATTATTAACCATTACGTATAGCTGCGTAATAGCGGGAAGTGTTACAGCCAATGATGCGTTACGTGTACCAGACTGGGAAATATAGGTTTGAATAATTGGAGCATTTGAAACAAGGTTCAAGGTGCTACCAGAAATAGCGTCAACGTCGTATGTTGCAGAAGTAAACACAATGTTGTTTGGTGTTACCCAGCCAACAGTAATGTAGTTACCAGTGTTAATATCGTAAAAAATGTAACCTGAGTCACCTGGATTGGTAACAATCGACGACAAGCCGTTAATAGTTTGTGGGGATGTTGTGGTAAAAGTTAACGCGCCGGTTCCGCTGTTTCTAAACGCAATAAACCAACCTCTTTGCAAGGTAGATGTATTTGGTAGAGGAATGGTTCCAAGGCCTGCCGACCAATTATATGTCTTTGCTCTGTCTAAATTATTAATAACTGGGTTAGGAGCAATTGAAATATCAACAATAATTTGAGTAACTGCCAAGTAGCCGTTTACAGTACTCAAACCGTAGGCACCAAGGGTGGACGGTGAGTTGTTGATTAATGCTGCGGCGTTGGCAGTAGATGTTCCAGCACCAAAAACAAAATTTCCCCAAGTGCCAGATGTAGTGCTGTTATCTGTTAGGTAAAAATACTGTGATATGCCCGGTGCAATGGTGACGGAGTTGGAGCCAGTTGAATCTGTTACCAAAAAGGAATATGACCCCTTGTTGTTAAACATGATGTCTGCGCCAACGGTACCAAAGCTACCCTGTGGCAACGCAATAGACAAGCCAGAGGTAGACGGTGTGCAGTCAATGATTCGAGTTGCAGGAACCTGACCAGCAGTTTGGTTTACAACCGAAGGCCAATATAAAGCTGTATTAGCACTAAACGCAAGCGCAGAGTAAGATACGTCTGTTGGCGTTACAACAGTGCCTGTAAAGGGTGAGGTATAAACTGGTGTGGACATGTATTAGGGTTCCTGAACAGAAGTGTTGCGATCTACGCGGCGTGAATTGTCTTCTTTTTTCAGCGCGGTAATTGCGTCTGTGTAGTACTGTTTCCAAACTGGTAGCTTGTCAAGAGCCTTGAGGTAGCCTTGTGCTTGTAGCAATGTGCCGTATAGCATTGCCTGAGGAGCCACGGCGGTCCACAGATTTTGTTGGTTTTGTGAATCTAGTGGTTGGATTTCAGCGTAATAAATAATTTCAACCGGATAGCTTTGATTTGGAATTGGTGCAAAGTTCCAGTTGTTGTAGTCGTAGTCTGCGTAGTACAACGGCTTTCCTGTAGAAGATTCGGCGGTATACTGCGCCACGTAGTCTTGACTACGTAGTAGCACCGGTTCGCCACTAATCTTCATAGAAACTGTTTTACGCCAACGGGCTGGTTTGTTTAAAACCGCTACGTTAGAAGTAAGGTTAGTTTCTACAACAATAAGCTGCATGTATGTCTTTAACTCAGCGGCAATAGATGACTCAGCCAACGCAATAAGGTTAGGAATTTGAGCTACAAAATCGGCGTCGTTACGCTCCATGTATTGCTGAACGTTTAACACCAGCGAATCGTACGTTTGAATTACGCTCATCTTGTGTAGTAACTTATGTTAGGTTGAAAATAAATGGGCGACTTATCACGCTCTTCATTAGAGGCTTGCATAAACAGTTTTTCTGCTTGTTGCTCTAAGTACTGAATGCGTGTCAGCTCTACTCCAGGGAGTTGCAAGGATAGCTTGTGTGACAAACTAGCTTGTACTGAAGTAATCCAGCGGTCTGGAACATAAATCTGGTTTGTCAATGAACCAACGTCTTCCATTTGTTTTTCAACAAGAAGCTGGAACATTTGGAAGTCATTGTTTGGGACCGGCCACAAGTACATTGATGGCTCAATGGTGCGGTCGTACCAATACTGCAATGAACGAACAGAAGGGAATTGTTTGTTAGGAAGATTCCAGTAGTCGTCGCGGTTTAGGCGAGCCAATGGAATAACCTGTTGACTGGTAGAGAACACAATCTCGCGAACAGTAAATGTGGTCGCTACGGTTTCTCTTAGTCTATAATAAAGGTGATTTGGTGTTATGGCGATGTTAAAATACGCCCACTGACGATCTGATAGCGTAGTAGTCGGTAGCTGCTGTACGGTAGTCCATGTAACACCGTCGTCGCTTACCTCGTACGCAAAGTTGTATGTTGTGGTTCCGCCAGTTGCATTGTACCCATTAAAACCAACGTAAAACACTGGTTGCGCTTGGGCGTACTGCAATCCAAGCCAATTTTCGCTTACTGTAGAAGTAGCAATGGTATTAAGGTTTTGGTCAAACGCCGCTGGAGACAGTGTGTTATCTGTAGGCAAGTATGAAGATGCCTGAGAGTTGATAATGTACACCCAGTTAGCCTCACGAACATCAATCGTGGTTTTTGGCAGTGTTAGTTGCTGTTGTGCTGTTAGAGCGCCGTATAGCTGGTTCTCTAAGAGCCAAAGGTTTACCCCGAGATTGGATAGGTTTTGCAGGTTGTAAAACAACGCTTGCTTAGCAGCGCCAATATACTCAGGCGTGATTTCTTCTGCTGTTTTACCAGCATCACGGAACGCATAGGAAATTAACTGGTCAACACTAATTGTTGTTTGGCCAGTCGTGTTTGAGTAAGCCATGTTACCTTCCGCGGCCCGCGGCTCGCTTAGTTACTTTGTTTGGTAGTTTGTTTGAAGCTGGACCAGCTTTGATAAACTCCTTGGCAACCTTTTTGGGGATGCCAAGGGTTGATTTGCCAGCAGCTGCAGCGTACATAGCGCCTTGTTGAGCTTTTGATTTTATGGGCATGTGCCACCAGTATTCATTTTTTTAACTTTACCACCACGTTTTTGAGCCGGAATACCAGTTGCATTCCCCATTTGATCTGTTTGTGGCATTGCAGCTTGAGCTGGCGCAGAAGCTTGTTGCCCCATACCAGTCATTGCGGGAGTTTGTTGCATTTCACTCGCAGCAAATTGACCTTGTTGGCCTTTACCTAAATACTTACGAGCATTAGCCAAGCGGGCGATTTCTTTGGCTTGCATTAAATCTTGTAATACGTTACCGCCCACCGCATACTTTTTTACGCCACGACCAGTCTTGTATCCGTTGATGTCATCAATTGCGTTTTTGTCTTTCAAGCGACTTGGCTTAATAGCAGCTTTGTTTGGTGCGTCGGCTTTTTTATCGCCAGTTGGCTTGACCTTTTTAATCATGTCTTTTTCACCAGCGGGTTTGCTCTTTTCTTTTTCTACGTCAGAGCCCCTAAAGTTTGGTTTTGTTGATGCTCTAGAAGGAGCAGCAGCTTTACCTGGCTTGATGTCTTTTACCTTGGCAATACGGTCTAAGTCGCCAGAAGATTTTTTAGCGCTGTACTCATTGTCTACGCTACCACCTTCTTTGTAGGCATTACCGCCGCCACAATACTTCTTAACTGTACCAACGGCCTTTTTAGCACGGCCGCCTTTTTTGAGGCCAGACAAGTCAGTCTTTTCTTCGTGTTGTTGCTCATCGTGCATGCCAATCGCTTTTTTAACTACTTTTTTGGCAGGAGCGTTTACTTCTGCTACTTGTTTGCGGTCGCGTTTTGTGAAGTTTTTTACTTGTTGCTGAATAGATCCACCTTCTTTAAAGCAAGGTAAATCGCTTCTCATCTTGGGAGTTGCTTTGAAATCTGACATTGTGTTTCCTCGAGGGTTTATGGGTTAAAGGATGATCAGTCCTACATTTACTAATACGCTAAAACAGGCTAAATTGCCCCTAAAAATAGTTCTTTTTCACGTTTGCGGCGATTTTCTAAAACGGCGGGTTTGTTCCACATCAAGATTGCATCCGCAGCGCCTTTTAGGTCGTTTGCGTTAATGCGTTTTACTACAGTGGAGTTTTTAAACGCTATAGCTCCAATATTAAAGCACAGGCTGTATAAGGCGTCAAATTGGTTCTGGCTAAGGGGTACCTTCACCGAGTTCTCTACGGCCTCGCTACACCACTTTAAATCGCTTCTAAGAAGCTCTTCTATCTGGTCATTAGTTAGGGTGGCGTTGATAAGGTCTTTTTCGTCATCTTTAATAAGGTGACCCACACCAATGGTCCATAGACCTTTGGTATCTTTGTATGCCTTGTTACGGGCGCCTTCTTCTTTGGTAATAAAGTCTAAAGTGGATTTAGCAATGGCCATGATATTTTCTTCAATGCGGGTAAATTGGTTTGTTAGATGGATTGCCGCAAATATTCCAACGGCCCACAGTACTACAGCAACTAGCTTTTTCATTTATTCTCCTTACTTTGCTTAATACTAATACGCAAATTGGGGTTGTTTACTTATTTGTAATTAAATATTAACCCAAGCTGTTTCGTTGCCATCTGCACTTGCTATTTGTTGCTGGATAGGTGGCATTACTGCGTTACAAAGTTTTTCTTCTATTGCGCGTTGTGTTGCTTGAGCTTCTGCTAAATTAGAACAAAATGTATATTGTCCAGAAAAAACGTCAAATACTTGGTAATCGTCTTCTTTGTCAAAAGTAAAAGGGTCAACAGGAATCCATGTTGTAGAACCGTCTGGGTTATCAACGTCTTGGTTTACTGA